TCAGTCCGCAGGAGTTTCGGCGGGGTCCGGTTCGGGTGATGCGGCACGGTCCAGGATCGCGGCTGCGACGACGGACCGCGACGCTTCGTCCTTGTCCGGGAACATGTGCCCGTACGTGTCGAGGGTGGTCTTCGCCGAGGCGTGACGGACGCGATGCTGCACGGTCTTGATGTCGAGGCCGGCAGCGATGAGGAGCGATGCGAAGTAGTGGCGGAGGTCATGGAAGCGGAACCCTTCTGGCAGGTCGGGCACCTTCTCCCGAGCTGCGCGGAACACCTCTTCGAAGCGGCGCTTCGAGATCGCTTGCCCTTGCTCGCCCCGCACGAACGGCAGCGAGGATCCTTCGTCGACACCCTCCGTCAGCATGACCACGAGTTCCTTGGGTACCGGGATCGGGATCAGCGAGTGCTCGGTCTTGAGCGGCTCGGCGGGGTACTGGACGCACTGCCGCAAGACGTTCTCGGCAGCATCGAGGTGCTCGGGGCGGAACACGACGACCTCGCCGGCGCGTAGCCCGCCGAACGCGCCCAGCAGGATGCCCTTGCGGACGTTCTCCGGCATCGCCTCATACAGGGCCCACACCTGGGCCGTCGTCGCGACGTGCGGCCGCTGACGACCCATCGGGGGCGACGTGCGGCGACTCGTGGGGCTCTTCGTGAGGATCCCGTCATGCACTGCGTCGTTGCAGAGCTGCGCGAGCCGGGAGTGGAGGGCGTAGATCGTGTTCGCCGCGAGGCCTTCGTCCTGCATGGCGACGATCCACTCGAGCACGTCGGAGGGCTTCAGCGCCCGCAGCTGTCGATCGCCGAAGCGCTTCTTGATCCGCACCAGATGCGTCTTCGCCTGCCGGACGGTGGACGCGCGGTGCCGCTCGTAGCCCTTGATCCACTGATCGCACCAGTCCGCGACCGTAAGGTTTCGGCGCGACGGTTCCACCCAGTCATCACGGGTGAGCGCTGCGAGCTCCTGTTCGACCCAGTGCTGAGCCGATTCGCCCGGGCTGCGTGGGTTGTTCTTGAACTTGAAGTGCCGGACGTGTTCCTTGCCGGAGTGGTCGCGGTATCGAGCACGCCACTTCCCGTTCGGTCGCTGCTTGATGGATGCCATTCGTTTCGATCTTCGCTTCGCTTCACCGCAGGAAGCGAAGCTTCCTGGTTAAGGAGTAGGAGTAGGAGAGGGGAAATACCCCTGGCGCTGCCCCCCGTTTGGGGTTTCGTCAGGGGTTACTTCAAGGGTTTCACCAGGGCCAAGCGCATGAGCTAGGCGACCAGCAGGCCGCAGGTGGTGCGTGTACGCCGCTTCGGCTGCCGGTCCTGTGCCTCGCGCCATTCGCTGTACGCGATGAACTGGCCGCGGGTGAGGCCGAGTTCGAGGCAGATGCGGTCGTAGTCGGCGAGGCTTGCGATGAGGGCGGCCCATTCGTCGGGGTTGGTGATGCGGAGCGCCGAGTGGAGGTTCGCGCGCGCTTCATTGCGCGGGTGGTGCCCTCCCGGGTCTTCGTTCTCGGCGTGGCTGCACTCGTGGCCGAGGACTGGCCGGACGACGTGCGCCGGCACCTTGGGGTCGAGCAGGACCTTGCGCTCTTCTGGAACCCAGAGCGCGGCGTGCTTCTTGAGCGGGCGCAGTTCGAGTTCGACGCCCATGCGAGCGAGGTGATCCACGGGGTCGTATGCGGGGTCGTACTGGGGTTCGTTCATGGTGGCTCCTTCCGGAAATTGGGTGCAGTCGATCGAGCCAGGTGTCGCATCTGCGACACCTGAGCTGGAATGCGGGTGGCTACCTACGGGGTGTGGTCCTCGGGCCAGTCTTCGTTCGGGTGGGCGGCGTACCTGCCCTCCCACTCGTCCTCAACGTTTTCCGGGATCTTCGCATCATCCCCCACACCCATGACAATCTTCAGGTGCCTGTCTGGCTTCGGGCCCGCCGCAGCCAGAGCGTCAGCATCGAGAGGCTCCGTCAGCACCGATCCAGCAGAGCCTTGCGCGGCCCGATTCATGATCTCGCGCGCCAGCTCGAAGTCCGTCGCCGCATGAAGCGCACCGCGGGCACCAGACCGACTCGCTTCGTCTGCGGTGATGAATCCCCCGGCAACGAGAGCGTCGAGCACGTCGATGCCGAATGCCCTCGCGATCGCGACAACCACCGAGGCCGAAAGCTCCGAGTCCCCGTTGAGCTGACGCCCCACTCGAGTGTGGTTGAGGTCAGCCGCTCGGGCCATCTCTCGAACGCTGGCCCCGGTGGAACGCTCCAAGAAGTCCTTGATCGCTGTACGCATACCCAAATCCTGGTGCATTTTTGCATCAGCGTCAACCCCGGATCCCCGCAAAATCAACACATCGCGGTGAATCTTTGCAGGATCGGCGGTTTGAACTTGCAACACGCCGCGCTGTGTTGCAGAATCAATACACCAAGCGGCAAAAACAATACAGATTGGAGGTCGCGAGATGGCAGCTCGGCTCCAGCTCCGACAGGGAATCATCGACCGACTCCGAGAGTCGAGGGGCATCCCCTCGGAGGAGGTCATGGCACGAATGATCGGAGTCGACAGGGGGACGCTTCGTCGAGTCGTCAATGGCGCTCAGCCGTCGGGGACCTTCGTCGCAAACGCCTCGGTTGCCTTCGGCATGGGAATCGGGGAACTGTTCGAGGTCGTCGTAGGAGCTCGCGCCGCCGCCTGAAGCTACCCGCGCTGCAACGCGGGGCTGACAAGAACTAGGAGTCCGAGATGGAGCACACGGGTCTCATGACCACGATCCCGCTCGCATTCGTGATCGCCGCCGGCGCATGGGCGCTCTGGCACGACACAAAGGAAAAGGCCCGGGGCTGCAACCACCGGGCCGGAGACAAGTAACTAGGAGTCCACATGTCTGACAACCACGATAGCACGAGCCTCACGCTCGTGAGAAGCACCGACCCCGAGACCAGCAGCGAAGCCGCGAAGTCGGTGAACCTCGGCCGCTCGATCGACTACGTGTACGACACCCTGCACCGGTTCGGGCCGTTCGCCGATCACGAGCTGGTCGAGTTCCACGAGACCGACCGCACCGGGATCGCGATCTACGGTCGCTTCTCGCCGCAGCGGATCCGCACGGCACGGGCGACACTCACGCAACGCGGCGACGTCGAGCCGACCGGCGAGTACACCCTGACACCTTCCGGTCGCCGAGCACGGATCTGGCGGACGACAGCGAAGCGGAAGGCCGTCCAGGAGCAGCCCAAGAAGGCGGCGTGATGGCAGTCGGCGAGATCCCTGAGCTGCTGACGCTGAAGGAGACCGCCGAGCTGCTCCGCAAGTCCGAGGCCCAGTTGCGGTGGATGGTCCACAGCACGACCGCCCCGCCTTCAGCGCTCATCGGCGGACGCCGCATGTTCCGCCGCTCAGACGTCGCGGCCTTCATCGAAGCCGCGTTCGACACCCACAACCCAACGACTGCCGAGGAGGCATCATGACCAGCACGACGACCGCTGACCGCACCTGGACCCCGACCCCGCTCGACGACCTCAAGGACTTCTACTCGCTCTCCGCAGATCGCATCGGGTTCGCTCTCGACTTCCTCGGTGCGACGCACGAGATCTACTCGGACGAAACTTCCGAGCTGGGCATGCTCGAAGAGGTTCAGGCCACAGCTGCCCGTGCCCTCGCCAAGTACATCCCCGGCATGAACGTCGATGACCGGACCGGGCTCGTCACCTTCGACAACGACGAGGCTCGGCAGGCGGCAAACACCTACGACGACGGCACGCCGGTCGAGAAGCGCCTCGAGTTCGAGGACGTCAAGGGTCTCTCTTTCACCTACCGTCCCCGTCACGACAAGATGCCGTGGGGTGAGTTCCTGGAGTGGGCGCGAGAGCACGCCGAGAAGTGGAAGGCTGAGCAGCACGACCGATACGCCAGTGCCGGCGAGCTCGGGATCGAGTACGTCGGCATCGAAGACGAGCCGTTCCAGCTGCACCTCGGGGATGACGCGCACGCCGCGTTGGACCGCGCTCAGGTGAAAGTGCTTCGGGATGGTCTCACCCGGATCCTCGCAACACAGGCGCGAGCGGGTGAAGCTACCGAGTCCGAAGCTGGTGGGGCATGGGCGCATGCTGAGGAGATCTCCGGCGGGCAGGGCTTCGTGTACGTCGCCACCTTCTACGGCGGCGAGAACGGGAAGCCCGGAGTCGTCATCCAGTCCAATACCGGCACCGCGCCTAGGCCGGTTGAGATGAGCCCCTTCGAGGCACGCCACCTTGCCGCGCTCATCCTCGAGCGTGCCGATGCTGCCGAGCACAAGCAGCACCAGTGGACGAGCGAGCAGTAACCGCTTCCGGCACGGTGTGGGCGGTCGCCAGGGCCTTCGGGTCACGCGACGCGGCGACTGCCCACACGGTCGAGGAGGCCGAGGACCAGCAGGTCGACGAGCAGGTCCGCCGTCGACTCACGAACAAGGAAATCCGGGACGCCATGCGCCCCTCGTTCAGATAGGAGCCGACATGCTCACCTACCTCCGATCCACGATCACCCTGCGGCGAGCGCGGCGGCGAGCGCTGGCAGCGTTCGCCGATGACCTGATCGGTCGTCCCGCTGGGTCGAGCGTCGCGCACCTGGTGCGGGCGCAGCGTGCTGGCGAACAGGCCCGGGTCGCTGCGGTGCTGGCTCGGATCGAGTCGGGCACGGAGACGATGCGCGACATGGCGGGTTCGGTGACGTTGCCGAACGGGATCAGGAAGCGGTGGGGCTACCTCACCGATGACGAGATCGACAGCCTGCGGCGAGCGCAGGCGTACTAACCACCTCGGGCGGCTGCAACCGCCCCAACCTCAAGGAGTCCACGATGACCACCACCCTGTCCCCCGAGCGCCTCGCACTCCCCGAGCTCGGCGACTGGTGCGCGCAGGTGCGCACCTTGCACGACGAGAACGCTCGCCCGATCACCAGCCCGGAGGATCCGCGCGCTGTGACGATGCAGACCGGGTACCGCGACGCCGAGGAAACCGTCCGGTACGCGACCTACCGAGCGCTGCGAGACATCGAGTCCGAGCCTGACCGTGCGGGCGAGACGTTCTTCGAGCACTGGGTCGAGCTGCCCGCTCCCCCGTTCCAGGGGCCGGCATGGGCCGAGAGCCACTCGTACACGATGGCGTGGCCGCAGGTCACGGTCGACTTCGAGTCCGCCCCCATCGAGGTGGGTGACGCCACGGCGTATCTCACGCAGTCCTGGACGATCCAGGTCGCGGACAAGGAGTACGCGCACGGCCCGGAGCTCGCTTGCTCGGTCTGGGATTCGACCCCGTGCGTGCAGGTCGTGACGGATGAGGAGTCGACGCTGGTCGTCTACGAGGCGTCCGGTGAACTGCTCCGTCAGGTCGCGGGTGCGATGCTGCTCGCTGCGGAGAAGCTCGGGGGTGAGAACTGATGGGTGCAACGTTGACCGTTGAGTCCGGCCAGCAGGATCGCCTGCGGCCGTTTGTGCCGAACCTTGAGGCAACGGACGAGGCTCGCGCCTGGGCGGCTGCAACGCTCGCCGACCTTCCGACCGTGGTCACGTTCCGCGACGATCTCCACGTTCAGGTCGAGCAGGACGCAGAGGGGCGCTTCTTTCGAAAGGCGTTCGCGATCGCCTGCTCGCCGAGCGAGACGATGAGGTTCAACATCAACATGTTCTCCGGTGCCGGACCCGATGACCTCGCGCGAGCACACCGGGTCATTGCCCGCGCGAAGGACGGCGTGTTCAATGCTGACTTCTGGCTCCCGCGCGATGGAGGGCGATGGGTCAACAAGCTCTGGTGGGCGTTCGACCCCGACAAGCTGCACCCGGGCGAGCTGCGGCCCTGCATGGTTCCGGGTTGCCTCGCCGACTTCCACGAGTGGCGAGACGATGAGTTCCAGGATCATCACCACCTTGAGCCCATCGTGACCGACCAGTATCGCGTCCTCGGCGAGAACTGGGGCGACGGCTGGAAGGCGAACTTCATCGACGAGATCGACTGCGAGGGTCCGGCGGGGCTGAAGCTACTGCGCGACCTCGTGAACGACTACGCCTGGATGCAGGCCGAGTGTGACAAGCTCAACGCCGCCGCGGAGGTGAGCGACCGATGAGCGAGAACAAGACCGCGAAGAGCCTCGGCCACACTCTCGGGCACCTGCGGTTGACCGCGCGCATGACCATCGCCGAAGCGAGCGACGTCTTCGGATGCGAACCGGCGCAGCTCGAGGCGATCGAGAAGGGCGAGCACACCCCCAGCCTGCTCGCGACTCACCAGCTCACCGCCATCTACGCCCGGAAGATCATCGCCGGGCACAAGCCCGAGACTCTCGAGCAGAATCCTCCCGCCCGGAAGTGGGAGACGCTCCCCTGCGCTGTGCGCGGCTGCTCTGACGGCTTCCACCGGTGGGCCGACAGCGAGCAGGACGACACCTGCTGCTGTATCCGCATCGGCGACAAGGCCCGCCGCGGGAACGACGCATGGCTCGTGGCCGGGTATCTCGACCGCGAGACCGGGATCTGGGAAGCGTACGCCGACGACATCGACCTCGGCCGCTTGACCGGTGCCGCGGGGCTCGTGACGCTCGAGCGGTTCGTCACCGCGTACCGGGCCGTGCAGCAGCACTGCGACCACCTGAACGAGCTGAACAGCCGCGCCGAGCTCGGCCACTTCCGAGGAGGCTCCCATGTCGAAGCCTGAGCAGGCCACAGCACGCATGTTCCTCGGCTTCATGAAGGCCGACCTCGAGCGGATGCGCGCCGAGCGCGAGCACTACTTCACCGGGCTCGCACCGACCTACATTGCCGCCGCCGAGCGTGCCGGCCTCACCCCCGAAGAGATCGCCGAGGAGAGCGGTCTCACCATCGACGAGATCAAGACCCTCACCGAAACGGAGAACACCCATGACTAAGCGTTTCAAGCTCCCCAAGAACATCCACTCCTGCGACGGCATCGTCGGAAGCATCGGAGGTGCGGATGCCGCCGCGGCCATCGGACTCTGGGCGATCGCCGGATCCTGGGCGCGCAAGCAGGACACCGGCGGATACCTCGATGGCCGGATGCTGAAGCACTGGCGGATCCCGACCGGGGCCGTGCAGGTGCTGGTCGCCACCGGTGTCCTCACGCCTCTGAAGGGCGAATCAGGCCAGCTGACCGGTGACTACCAACTCACCAACTGGAACGACTGACCATGCCCGACGAACACGATCGCGCAGAAGGAGACGAGAGTCACGATGAAGGAGGAAACTGAGTTGGCTAGGTCGTACGCGAACATCCGCATCAACATGTGGAGCGACGAGGACTGGCGGAACATTTCGGGTGCTGCGAAGCTGCTCTACATCACCCTGCTCTGCCACGACACCCTCAACTACGCCGGCGTCGCAGACTGGCGGCCGGGCAAGTTCGCCCCGCTGATTGACCCGAACTGGACAGCCGAGGACGTTCGCAACGCTGCCGCTGAGCTGGAGCGCGCATTCTTCGTTGTGATCAGCGAGGAGTCCGAGGAGATCCTGATCCGGTCGTTCCTGAAGCACGACGGGCTCATGAAGCAGCCGAAGATGGCTCAGGCGATGACAACCGCGTTCGCGAGCATCGCGTCGCTCGAACTCCGACAGGTACTCGCCTTCGAGGTGCAGAAGCTCCGAAACAACAACCCCGACATGCCCTGCTGGGGAAACGATGGGATAGAAGCGGTGCTTCGGCACTCGGCGTTCGACGTCCAGGGCACCGCTACAGCGGATACCTCTGCGGAAACCCCTGCCGTAGCCCTTGTGGCAACCCCTCCGGCTGGGCCTGGCGCTGCCCCTACGACGGAGCTGGATGCCCCGTTCCCCGACGACGGGCCAAAGTTGCGGTCGACGGCCCTGCCGAAAGACTGGGCCCCGACCGCGAGCCACTTTGAGCTCGCACGTAGCAGGAACGTGGATATCCAGGCCGAGGCCGAGGCGTTCAGACTGCACGCTGAAACCCATGACCGGAGGGCGGCGCGTTGGAACGCGGCCTTCACGACGTGGCTCAAGAAGGCGAAGCCATCAGCCGGAAAGGTCCGCAACGACGACTGGATGTTCCGGGGGCGTGACTCGTGACCGGGACTACCGCTGAGCGCAACCTCATCGCGTCGATCCTCGCCAGGCCCCGGCTCTGGCGCATGTCGGAAGGACTGGTGAACCGGCAGGACTTCTCCGACGACCGGCTCGGCATCATCTACGAGCAGATGTGCCAGACCGCCGCTGCCGGCGGCTCAGTCGGGCCGGTCGAGGTCGTCGAGCGTTTCCCGGAGTGGGGCATCCGAGGCATCGACTTCGCCGAGGTCATCTCCTGGGAGACCCCGGAGACCTACGCCCACGGGGTCGACGGCTACGCACGCGCGGTGCGGTCGGATGCGCTCCGCCGCACCGCGGCCGACGTCGGCCAGTACCTCATCGGGCAGTCGCGCGACGCCGGCACCGCGCCCGCCGAGATCCTGACGAAGGCGCGCGGCCTGCTCGAAGGCGCGATCGACGGATCCGCGACGGGCCAGCTGCAGCCGAAGCCGCTCGGCGAGATCCTCGCGGGCTCAGACTCATACGACTGGGTGATCCCGGATCTCCTCGAGCGGCAGGACCGTCTCATCCTCACGGGTGCCGAGGGTGCGGGCAAGACGACCTTCGCGCGCCAGATCTGCGTCATGGCTGCGGCCGGCCTGCACCCGCTCTACCGCGACGTCGACGTTTCGACCGGGCGGCGGACAGCGCAGCTGATCCCCGAGCCCGCGCGCGTGCTCGTCGTTGACGCAGAGAACACGGAGAAGCAGTGGCGGCGCGCGACCCGCTTCACCGCGCGCCGCGCGAAGGAGGAAGGCGCACTCGACCCCGCGAACGAGGTCATGGTGGTCGCCGGGCACCGGATCGACGTCACCCGCGGATCCCACCTCGGCGAGATCCACCGCATGATCGACCAGTACAAGCCCGATCTGCTCTACATCGGGCCGCTCTACAAGATCACGCACGGTGCGATCCAGACCGACGACGACGCGGCCCCGCTGCTCGTCGCCCTCGACTCGCTGCGCGAGCGCGGCGTCGCGCTCATCATGGAGGCCCACGCTTCGAAGGGCGACGGAACCACCACCCGTGACCTCCGCCCGCGCGGATCCGCTGCGCTGATGGGATGGCCGGAGTTCGGCTTCGGCCTGCACCCGCTCGGTGAGGACGCACCCGATGATGTCGAGCTCAAGCGCTGGCGCGGCGACCGAGACGAACGCGGCTGGCCCCGCCGCCTTACTCGCGGCCGCGACTGGCCCTGGGAGCTGCACTGATGAACGACAAGACGAAGGAAACGACGAACATGAGCCCCTTCACCCCGACCCCGCAGCTCGCCCGAGCGTGGTACTGCGCCGGTGCCGCTCAGCACGACGGTCTCGACCCGGCCAGGCTGCCCCATGAACAGCACGAACGGATCCACGGCGAGTTCGACCGGATGCTCGCTGAGGAACGCCGCGCCGCAGGCGCAAAGGCGCTGCGCGACGCTGCAGACGCGCACGAGCAGGAGTTCGGCGAACGCGCGCCCGGCGTGACCCTGTCGACGCCCGCGAGCCGCTGGCTACGTGGGCACGCCGAACGTAACTAAACGAAGGAGACGGACGCATGACGACCAGCAACCACCGCCGCGACGTGATCGACGCGATCCGCGGACCAGCACCCGAGGGATTCCCCGAGAGCGCCGGGCACTACCGCGCGCTCGCGATCCTCGCCGCCGACCTGCTCGAGACAGCCGAGAAGGAGGACGCTGCCAGGGCCCGGGACGCTGCGCACCCCGAGTACGTGCCCGAGGCCGTCACCGATGCCGCGTTCGAGTCGCAGGCGAGTTGGTGGAAGCCCGGCGACGAACCGTTGCAGGGCGTGCTCGTGCCGCAGATGATCGAGCAGATCGCCGAGGCTGCCTACCGATCCACCGTCGCGCATCTTGCAGCCGCCCAACAGGAAGGAGAGCCCCTGTGACCGCGGTCGACGAGCTCCCACCCGAGGAGACGATGGAGATGCTCGGCGGACCGCTCGACGGGATCCTGCAGCCGCTCGCGTGGGAGAACGACGGGCCCGCCGAGGTCATCGCGCTGTTCACCGCGAAGCGCCCGCCGGAGGGCACCGACTTCGACCCGAAGGAGGCGGCGTTCAACGTCGCCGAGTACCAGCTGGCCGGACTGCACACGGTCTCGCGGCGCTGGATCTACGTCCCCCGCCGCTGACAGAACGAGGGCCCCGCACCGGCTGATCGGTGCGGGGCCCTCGTGCTGCTACTGGCGGCGGGAAACGGATACCACGGCAGCGAGCGCGGCGCGGACCGTATCCGCGGGAACGTCGACCGAGATTCCGTCGAGGCGGTTGTCGTTGCCGGTGTAGTCGGTCACGGTCATGCCGTCGAGCTCGGAGACAACTGCCGGGTTGTGGCTCGTGCTCACAGGGTTGAGCGTGACGAGGTGTCCGGCGGCTTCGACTGCGGGGATGAGGTGCTCGCGGACGAGCTGAACCAGGGCGTCGTTGAGCGTCTCCTTCGTGTGGCCCTCCATGATGGCCTCGGCATCGCCTACCTGGCGGTAGATGATGTCGCCGTCCTCGAAACCCCACTTGTTGAGCAGCGAGGGTGCGTCGAGCGTGATCGTCTGCATGATGGTCAGCCTACTTCCAGTTTCCGCGGCCAGGGCGGGCCGCATTCCAGGTGTCGATCGTTTCCGGCAGCCAGCCCCGCGTCGTGCCGGTCATCGCGTCCGGCTCGGGCAGGGTGTACCGCGACAGCGTGCCGACCGCCACGCCGATGCGCTCGGCGACCTCGGCGCGGCTCAGGTACCGGATCACTTCCGGTCCGCCTTGCGGATGCCGGTGAACACGACGATGCCGGCGGCGACGACCGCGAGGCCGGCCGCGATCGGCGCGCTGCCGATCGTGAGCGCGGCGACGCCGAGCATCAGCGCCGCGGCGACGAGATTCAATGCGTTCATGGTGCTTCCCGTGGGATCATCGACCTTGGAGGGATCGGAGCCAGCTGCTATGGCTCCGATCCCTCTCAGCCTATTCCTTCCGCTTGCGCTTCCGGGGCCAGGCCTTCAGCAGTGCAGCCACCGAGGTGATGAGCGCTGCCGCCGCGAGCATGAGCTTCGCGAGGCTGTCGATGATGTGATCCACGTTTCCTCCTTTCTTCATGTCTCTATAATACACACTATCGGATGTGTTTGCAAGCGGTCTTGAAACGCGAAATCGCCCCCGCTCCACCGAAGTGGAACGGGGGCGAAGTAGGTCACTCGCGAGCTGCGGCGATTCGGCGCTCTCGCCGAGTGCCTGGCCCAGGCGCATAGCTCGGAGTGCGCGGCGAGCCGAGCAGCCATTCGAGCTTCGGCCAGCGATCGCCGAACCGTCGCACGAGCCAGTAGTAGAGCGCGACGATGCCAGCGGTCACGACCGACTGCACGATGACGAGCACCGAGACGCCGACCATGCCGGCCTCGGCGAAGATGCCGTCGAGCCACGCAATCGCCGCGGCGACCGTGGGCACCGCGGCAATGAGGCGGGCGAGCAGCACGCCGACGAATGCGGGTGTGAAGGTCCGGATCATGCCGGCGGCCTTGTCCTTCTGTTCCATCAGGGGTCCTTTCTGGGGTCCATCGTGTCTTCGATGCGGTCGGCGAGCTCCCGGTCGGCGCGCTCCTGCTCGCGCGACCACTCGGCCGACCATGCGAGATGCGTCGCGAGCTGCTGGCCCTGCCCGTCAACACGGTCCTCGACGCGGCCGATCTGCTTCTGCAGGCCGGTCATGCCGGTCATGATCTCCTCGTGCCGCCGGTCCTGCTCGTCGCGCATGATGATCGGCGTCCCGTCCGGGTGGCGGTGGTCGTTCTCGACCTGCGCGCGCACGCGCTCGAGCGTCGATTCGAGGCCCGGCATCTTGTCGAGCTTCTCGTCGATAGCCTTGAGCTTCCGGTCGAGCCCGATCAGGGTGTTCACCGCGTTCACGAAAGCAGTGATCTTCTTCCAGAGCAGCACGACCATGCCGAGGAACACGAGCGCGACGGAGACCCAGGCGAGGGAGGCCGCGATCGTCACGTCGCCGAACAGGACCGCGCCCTGGTCCTCGGTCATCGGTCCTTGCCTGCGAGCGCGACCGACAGGCGGGTCGCCTGCGCCTGGATCGCCATGTACCCGGCCCGGTCGGTCGAGGACGTCTCGCCGCCGAGCCCGCGGGCGTGAGTGCGCGCCCAGGCGGTGCCGGTCGCCACGTCCGTGGTGACCTCGTAGCCGCGGAACACGGTCACCTTGCCATCGGCGCGCTTCGCGCCGGGGGCAAGGTCGGCTCCGATGTCGGGGTGCGCGCGGGTCCACTCGGGGGCGGGGCCGGTGCGGCGGTGAACGGTGGGCTTCATGTCGTCCTCCTCGGGAGTGAGTTTCTGCGACGCTCGGAGCGTCTTGGTCTTGGCGCTGTTGACGGTCCCGGCGGTGAGCGCGCGAGGGCGCAGGTAGCCGAGGAGTCCGTCGGTGATGAGGTCGGCGATCTGCACCGCGCCCGGGTTCTGGGTGAGGCAGCGCAGCATGCGCGGTCGTGGCGCGTCGAGCACGATCGCGACGTGCGAGTCCCGATACCAGGCGGAGCCGAGCTCCCAGAACGCGACGTCCCCGGGGCGGGGTGCCGCGCCGGGGCCGAGTACTTCGAACCACTTCGTCAGTCCGGCGCGGGCGTGGTGGTAGACGTCGCACGCGAACCAGACGTGCGGCCCATCCCCGAACGCTTCGGTGTAGGTGGCCCAGGACGGGACGCCGAGGCACTGTGTCGCGTAGTGGGACCAGAGGTCCCAGCACTGCGCGCCGACCTGGCCGTCGACGTCGATGTAGTCGCCGCGCACGCGCGCGACGTAAGCGCCGAGGTTCGGCGCGCGAGAGGTAGCCATGCGTGGCCCTTCTATGCAGGAGCCCCGCTCGGGGCAGGACTCGGTTCGGTGATCGTGATCGGTGGGCAATCGGGGGCGTGGGCCACGTCGGTGATTTCGACCTGGCATTCCCCGCAGGTTGCGATGTCGCCGTGCGGCATGGTGAAGGTGATGCCATCGTTGGCGCAGTCGGGCGTGCGGCAGGTGATCTGGTCCATGTCGGCTCCTAGGGGTTCTGCTGGGAGGCGTGCCAGCCGATGCCCGCGGGGGCGGCAGCGCCACTGGTGAAGTTGTCGACGCGGATCTGGCAGCCGTTCACGGTCCGGTTGAGGATCGCGACGGACAGGCGGCTCGCGTCGTACGGGGTGGCCTGCACGTCGGGAACCTTCGTGAACGCGCCGGACGGAAAGGTGACGTTGAGCGTCGCGCCGCCACCGGCCGCGATCGTGCTGCTCAGCGCCGCGACGCCGGAGCAGTCCGCGAACGGCAGGTAGCGGGTCACGACATGGCCGCTGCGTCGGACCGCGAACACCTGCCGGTTCTCGGCCGTCATGTTCGACTGGATCCAGGCGACTGCCTGGGACTCGAACGTCGCGTCCCCGTGCTGCATGGCGAAGTAGGTGTGAGCGACCGCGGTCGGATTCGCGCCGTCGCCGCCCCCGAAGTACGCGCGATTGTTCGGCTGGTTGTAGGCGGTGAAGCCGCCGAGCAGCTGCACCTCGTTGTTGTAGGGCGACTTGATCCGCATCATGCCGCCGGCGCGGCCGGTGATGACCGCCCTCGTGCCCTGCAGCTCGACCCGAACCCGGTCGCCGACGACGAGGCCGGAGAGCGTCGTCAGGGGCGTGCCGAGCAGGGCAGCTTCGTCGCCGTCGAGACGGATCCGCAGCGCGCCCACCTCGGTGACGGTCGCCCACCGGAACGCGGGAGCCGCGGCGGCGCGGGCGCGGGCCGCGTCCACGCGATCGGACAGCTCGTCCCAGTCGCGGCCGAAGCCGTCGAGCGGATCCTGGGGTTCGACCATCAGAGCTCCCTCCACTGGGCTTCGCAGAGCGCCTCGAGGTCGAGGCCGATCCGCATCGACTGCACGCTCGCGGTCGTCTGGTGGCCGTCGCTGTCGAACGTCACGACGTCGTTCGGGTCGATCGGGATCAGCAGGTGGCTGACCGTGATCGACGCGACCGGTGCCATGCGGTCGGCGAGGCGACGTTCGGCGAGCGCTTTCGCGGCAGCCTCGTCTTCGACCTCGGCGGTCTCGCCGTCTGCGATCCAGCGATCGCCGCGGGCCTGGTAGCTGAACGGGGAGTTCGGGTCCTCGTTCTTCGCGACCCCGACGATCGCTTCCTCGTCCTCGGAGCCCGACGTCGTGACGGTGTACTTGTTCGGCACGCCGGAGAGGTCTTGGCCTCGCCCCCAGTCGGGTTCATGGATCGACGTCTCGCCCTCGGTGAAGTCCCAGACCGGCTGCCGATCCTTGGGGTTCACGTAGGGCTCGACACGGAACTGGCCCTCGCGGTCCACCCAGAGCGCCCAGTACCCGATCGCGTCGAGCAGGTCGTTGATGATCGACAGCTTCGACGTGTTCGCCTCCCACACGCGCTGCGACTTCAGCAGCGCGGCGGATGGCGTGACCGTGAACCGCGTCTCGCCCGCGGACTCGATCAAGGCCTGCACGGCCGCGACGACCGGCGTGCCCTCCGCGAGGGAGTAGGTCGCGTCGACCTTGTCCTCGTCGAGGATCGCGAGCTTCGTCGCGAGCTCGACGTCCCAGATCACGGGCCCGTCCGAGTGCTTCTCGTTCGGCGAGGCGAAGATGTAGACGCCCCACGACCACGGCTCGACCCCGGAGATCCCGGGGTCGTAGCGGAAGCGGCAGCGGTGCTGCAGCCAGTTGATGCCCTGCCCGCGGTCGACGATCGTGAGCTGCGCGCTGCCGCGCAGTTGCGTGGTCGCGTCCCGGGTGATCTCGCCGTCCTCGACGCCCTCGAGCGTCTTGAGGGTGGCGTCGTCCTTGTCGAGCAGGTCGATCAGCCAGCGGGGGCGGCGATGCCCGGAGAGGAGTTCCTTGTCCATGCCGCCCCCTTTCAGCGTTCGGAGCCTTCGAGCGTGACCTGGTACGACCACTCGCCGTCGACCACGCGGGTGAGCGGGATCGACGACACGGAGCCGTGGATGCGGGTGCCGTCCGGGTCGCGGTACATCTGCACCGGGGCCGGATCCAGGGCGAGCTCGTGCATGAGATCGCGGGATGCCACGTCCTCGTCCCCGTCATGGACGGAGCCGGAGAACTGCACCTGGATCGTGATCTGCTCGCCGACGACGTTCACGGGCAGCGAACGGCCAGCGAATCGGTGCTGGCCCCGCTTCCGGCCGTGCTCGATCATCACCTCGGGGTCATACGGCAGCCGGGCGGTGAGCGACAGGTCGTTGCCGCCGGACAGCCAGATCGCGGGCGAATCCGCGACCATCTCATCCTCTGTCGACGCGGACGCCCCGATCGCGGTCAGCGCGGTCGCCCGATACAGCGTCGACCCGGCACTGCGGCACTCCCAGTCGGAGACCGTGAGCGCAGGCAGATCACCCGGATCCTCGGACGCGAGCACCAGGCCCTCGGCGTACAGCTCCCAGGTCTGCCCGCCATCGACGGACCGCTCGAGCGAGACGGTGGCCGTCGCGGGCGCGTCGGCGGGGTCGGTGCCCTGGGTGACGGTGATGACCGCGGCCCCGGTGGGCTCGTCCCATCCGACGATCAGCGACGGCGCGGCCGGCGGTACGAACGCCACCACGAACCCGGCTTCGGTCCAGTCGGACTGGATATCCCCGGCCGCGGCCCGCAGCTTCACCGTGTAGGCAGCGCCGTCGAGCAGGCGGGTGTTCAGCGTGACCGTTGCGGTCGCGCCCTGCCCGCTGCGGGACTCCCGGATCGCGCCGGTGTCGTCGAGCAGCTGCAGCTCCCAGGACGACTGCGGCCGGCCCTCCGCCTGGAACCACGACCACTGCACGGGCAGCGTCGGCGAGTCCCAGCTGTCGACCGGCTGGTCGATCGTGACCTGCGGCCGGGAGATCACCGTGAACCGAGCGACCGCCGAGTACGGGGAGTACGTGGCGAAGCCGCCCTTGGTCGACACCTGGAACTCGTACACGCCCACCGCGAGCAGCGGGAGCAGGTAGCTTGCCGCCGTGGTCGCGGTGACGGTCGTCCATGAAGGTGCGCCGACGAGCCGGTACTGAATGTTCGCGGCGGTCTGCGCCGACGAGTCGACCGGGTTGTGCTGCCAGGTGAGCAGCTGCCGGGTGTCGTCGACCGCGAGCCCACCATTCGGGGTGAGGTTCGTCGGCGCGTTCGGCGCGGCAGGCAGCTGCACCGTGTTGGACGCCGCCGACTGCGGTCCCGTGAGGGTGACCCCGCCGGCCTGAGACACGACCTTCGCCCGCACGGTGTACCGGTGCGTGGTGGCGTTCGACGGGTTGACGTGCGTCCACGGCAGCGCGACACCGGTCGCGACCTGCGTGCCGTTGTCGAACACGTCGTAGGTCAGCGGGAACACGCTGGGCGCGGTCGCGCTCACCATGATGTTCGACCCGGAGCGTTCGGCCTTCGCGTTCGTCGGCGCGTTCGGTGTGGTGTAGATCCACCCGAACTCGTTCGACCAGCTACTCTGCCCGCCGGCGTTCACGGCAGCGACCCGGTACCGGTAGGCCATGTTCGGCTTCGTCCCGGTGTCGGTGTAGTTCGCCGGGTTCCCGGTGGGCTTCGCGATCTGCGTGAACGCCGAGATCAGGTCGTTCGTCGGTCCGGTGCTCGTGCGGGACTGTCGCTGCACCACAACCGCGGTCGCGGTCGAGAAGCGGGTCCACTCGGGACGGTGTGAGGTGTCCGAGTTGCGGATCACGCGGTCGATGCGCGGGGCGGTCGGCTTCGGCACCACCGGATCGGCGATGGTCACCGATCGGGATGCCGAAGCGGTGCCGCCCCAGTACGGGATCGGCATCGACACGGAGTAGGTGCGGGTGCCGGTGAAGGTCACCGAGGTCCGCACCAGCTCCTTCGTGGTGACGGCGAGGCCGGATGAGAAGCTGATTGCCCGCGATCCGGACCACGCGCCCCCGTAGCTGAGGGTCGAGTTCCAGGAGTGCGAGTAGCCGTTCTCGTTCCGGCCGTACACGACGAGGGTTGCCGTGGTGCCGGAGATGATGGCGTCGATGCCGAGCTGGAAGTGTCCAGCGACAGTGCCCCATGTGATCGCCATGCGTTACCTCGTTCCGTTCGCGCGCTGCCGGGCGCGGTTGGTGACCTTCCGGAGCCGCGAGATCCGGTCGTCTGCGATTTCGCCCATGTAGCCGTCGAACTCCCGCTCGCCGACCTGCAGCACGACCGGGCCGGAGTACCCGGCCGTGCCCGCCGTGCGGGCCTGAGCCAGGTCGTCCATGCGGATCTCGCGCGGGGGCAGGCTCGAGCGCGACAGGCTCACCTCTGGGGTGAGCGCTGCCGGCATCTGGACCATCGCCCGCGCCGACGCCGCGACCTCGCCGAGCGACGAGTCGATGCCGCGCGCGAACCCGAGACCGGACCAACGCCCGTCCTTCATGAGGACGCGCGACGGCGACTTGATCCCGAGCGTCTTGCGCACGGTCGCGGTGATCGTGTCGGCGATGCGCTTCGCCTGCGCCTGCAGCGCCTTCTCCTGCGACTGCAGACCCTTCACGAGGCCCCGAGCCGAGTCGATCCCGGCCTGGTACAGCACGTTGCCGACCTGATCGCCGAGCTTCCCGCCGGCCGCGTTCAGCTGCTTCCGCAGGTCCACGACCTGCTTCACGCCGGACGCGCCGGAGGCGAGGAGCGCGTCCGCGGCCTTCGACGAACCCGACTGCGCGAATTGCTCGGTGAGCTCCTGGATCGACCCCGTATCGAGGCCCATCTTCCGCAGCTTCTCGATCGTGGCGGTGAAGCCCTGCGTCGCGGTGATCCGCTTCTGCAGGTTCGCCACCATCGACGCAACCGACGACTTCTCGGTGATGCCGCCGAGGCTGTTGATCTTGTCCTGGATCCCGGAGGACCAGTCCGCCATCGTGTCGGCCGACTCCGCGAGCACCTTCTGCGCAGCTGCGAGGCGCTTCGCGACCGCCGCCCGCTGCAGCGCGAGGCTGTTCAGCTTCGCGTTCTGCGTCGAGAGGAAGGTCATGAGCGCCGGCTGCTTCGACTTGCCCGGTGCGCCGATCGAGGCGTTGATGGCCGCGATCTGCTTCCGGTAGTCGGCGATCTGCGCCGCGTAGTTCGCCTTCGCCCGCGAGCCCGCCTTCGCGCCGCGCCAGTTCCCCAGCGCCTTGTCGAGGCGGGTCTGCAGCGAGGACCGCTCGGAGCCGAGCTGGTCGAACGCGGACAGCACCGCACCGACCAGGCGCTCGGTCGCGGCGCGGGTCGCCGGCACCGAGCCGGTGATGCCCGCGACGAGCCCCGCGCCGGTGTACTTGCCGACCGTCTGCAGCTTGCGCGACGGCGAGTGGATATCGAGCACCTTGTTCGCCGTGCTGACGATCACCGAAGCGATCTCCTGCACCGCGGCCACGACACCGCCACGCCCACCGCGCAGGCCCGAGACGAGCCCGGCAAGGGCGTTGCCGCCGACGCCGCCGAGACCGCCCGCGCCCGAGAGCGCGCGCATGAGCAGCTTGTAGCCGTTCATCTCGGTGTTCGTCAGCACGGCTTCCGGCTTGCCGGAGAGGTTCACGCCCGTGCCGCCGTGCGGGATGACCCCGCCGCGGTCGTAGAGCTTCGCGCCCGTCGTGCCGGTATCCGCACCGAGCTTGCCGGTGAAGAACGAGGTCAGGCCCTTCAGGGTGGTCTTCGCAAGACCGCCCGCCAGGTCGATCGCCCAGCCTCCCGCGGGGAAGGCCTTCTTGATCTGCCCCACGGCCCCGTCGATGAACCCATCGAACAGGCCCGCGCCGACGCCGAGCTCCTTGCCGAACACGCCCAGATAGGGCGCGGGGTCGACGTAGCCGTTGTACGCCCGACCGCGCGCGGCATCGCCGCCCGGCTGCACCATGTAGTGCAGGTGCGGGCCGGTCGCCATACCGGTCGCGCCGACGTAGCCGATCGTCTGCCCCTGGCGGACCCGCTGCCCCTCCTTCACCGCGAAGCGGCTCAGGTGCGAGTAGCGGGTGCCGATGCCGTTCGATCCGGCGACGTAGATCTCGTTGCCGCCCATGTTCACCGGGCCCACGAGCTGCGCGATACCGGACAGCGCGGCGAGGATCCGCGTCCCCATCGGGGCCGCGAGGTCGATGCCGTTGTGCGCCGCACCCTTGAACGGCTGGCTCACGGAGTAGCTGCCCTTCGGCAGCGGCGACACGAGACCACCGCGGGCGAGGCCCTGCATCATCGACGCGAAGCCGACACCGCGCCGCCCGGCCGCGTTGACCGAGAGGAACGCGGAACGGTCCGCCTTCGTGCGCAGCGCCTCGGACACCATGACGCCCTCGCCGCGGCGAGCCTGGATGATCTGGTCATCGCCGTGGTGCATCCGGGACGATCCCGGGAGGATGCCGCCGGTCGCGAAACCCTTCGGGAGCTGGGGCTTCTTCAGGTTCAGACCGAAGCCATTCACCACGTCGATGAGCCCGCCGATGACGGTCTGCACGACGAAGCGAACGGGTGCCTTCGCGAGATCCTGGATACCCTTCCACGCCTTGCCGATGGCGTCACGCGCCGCCTCGAAGGCCTTCTTCGGATCCGAGGTGATGACCTTCACCAGGGTGTCGATCACGGGCTTGATGCCCTTGGTCCACACGCTCGAGATCACGTTCGAGATCGCGTCCCACGCGGGCTTGATCGCGTTCTGGTAGAGCCAGGTGAACACCGCGCCGGTGACGCGGATCTGCTTCTGGATCCCGTCCACGATCGGCTTGATGATCGTGTTCAGGATCCAGGTGAAGATCCGGCCGATGGCGTCGAAGACGGGCTTCAGGATCGTGTTCCAAAGCCAGGTGAAGATCGCGCCCCACATCTTGATGTAGACCTGGATCCCGAGGATGATCGGCTGGATCACGTAGGTGTAGATCCAGTTGAAAATCTCGCCGATCTTCGCGAACACCGGCTGCAGGATGGTCTCCCACAGCCAGGTGAAGATCGCTCCCCAGACCTGAATCTGAGCCTTGATGTAGCCGACGATGACGCTGATGATCGTGTCCCAGAGCCACTGGAAGATCGCACCGATGGCCTCGAAGATCGGTCGGAGAATGCCCTCCCAGACGCCCTGGAAGATGCCGGCCATGATCGCGAACGCGACCTGCACCGCGTTGAAGATCGGCTGCAGGATGGTCTCGAAGGTCCACCGCGCCGCGGTCACGATCGCGTCGAAGATCGGCTTCAGGATCGAGTTCCAGACGAACGAGAGCACCTGTCCGATGCCTTCGAAGACCGGCTTCAGCACGTTCTCCCAGACCTGCTTGAAGAACGCGGAGATGTTCCTCCACGCCTCGCCGAGGAACCGGGTGAAGTTCGCCCAGATCTCCTTGCCGAGCTTCGTCTGGGTGAAGAAGTACCCAAGTGCAGCGACTACAGCCAGCACGATCGAGATGATCTTCAGGATCGGGTTGGCGTTCATCACGAAGTTGAATGCCTTCTGGACGACTGCCGCAGCCTTCGTGATGCCAGTCCAGACAGCGATTGCGCCGTACCACGCCTTGAACGCGATGACGGCAGCGCCGACCCCGAGGCCCACCGCAATGATCACGTCCGACCAAGGCGCGAGCACGCCGACGGCGGCACTTGCCCCGGACGCGACACCAGTCAGGAGGTTTGCAAAAGCGGGAAGCACCGCGGTCACGATCTGAGCACCGACAAGCAGGAAGTCGGTCAGCGGCGGCACGACCTGCGGGAGTGCCTGCGCGAGCGCACCGCCGAGGATCCCCGCGACCGTTGAGAGGGCGGACCCGAGTGCGGGGAGCACCGGCTGCAGCGTCTTGAACACCAGCGAGAGCGGAGAGAGCGACTGCCACAGGTCCGTGAACGGCTTCGTGTTCACCGGCTTGTTCAGGAAGCCGATGAACTTGTCGACGGCGGGGGCGACGATCTTGCCGATCTTCTCCCCGAGCTTGCCTGCGACGTCCTCGAGCGGGCCGAATGCCTTCGTGGTCGCCTGCAGTACGGGAGCGATCTGGGTGAAGACGCCGGACAGCAGTCCCGCGCCGACGCGGCCGAGGCTCGCGACGAAGTTCGCCCATGCACCCTTCGTGGTCTTGCCCATCTCGTCGGCGACGGTGCCGGCCGCGGCGGTCGCGGCCTGCGAGAACTGCTCGAAGGAGACTTTGCCCTCGCTGGCGAGCTTGAACACCTCACCCGCGGTGACGCCCATGACCTTCCCGAGCTCCTGATAGATCGGGATGCCCTTATCGGCGAGCTGCGAGATGACGTCGTTCTGCACGCCATTGGCCTGGGTCGCGGCCTTGTTGAAGATGGAGCCCATCTCCCCCATCGAGACGCCGGCCGCGCTCGCGTTGTTCGCGATCGACTTCAGGTGCTTGGTCAGCGCCTCGCCGGGCTTGATTCCGGCGGCGACCGCAGCAGCCGAGACAGTGGCAGCATCGCCGAGACCGAAGGCCGTGCCCTTCACCGAAGTGAGGGCGTTCTTCATGATCGTGGAGACCGTCTTGGTGTCGTTCCCGAGACCGGTCAGCTTCGCCTTCGCGGTATCAATCGCGTCGAGGCGCTGGAAGCCCTTCACGAGCGCGGTGCCGACGCCGACCGCGATCGTCGCGCCGACCGCCTTCACGCCGAGCTTCAGCGACTTCGTGATGCCGCCGGCGAGCTTCGACCCCATCGACTGCCCGGTTGGGCCCAGGTCAACACCACCGAGAGCCTTCGTGACGTCGCGCTTCACGCCGGGCATCTGCGTCAGGACGGTGACATAGGCGCGTGCGATCTCTGCACCAGTAGCTGCCATGAGACCTCCAAGGTCGGTAAGCTCGGCGCATGAGCGCATCGAGTGCTCCGCTGCGGGCGGAGGGGTACAACGGACAGATCGACTTCGACGGCGAAACCGTCACGATCGGTCGGGCCGGTTGGCGTGGGAAGATCGGTCACGGCAGCGCAAGCCGAGTGGTGCCGGTCGAGAACATCGCTCGGATCGACTGGCAGGAGCCCAACCTGCTGACGAACGGGATCCTTCGGTTCGCGGTCCCCGGAGAGGTCGACTCGCAGATGACGAACGACCGCAACGCGGTGATCTTCTTGAAGAAGCACCGAGCAGCGTTTGAGGCGGTTCGCGATGCCGTCGCTGCCCTCATTCCGGAGGGCGCAGAGGCGGCGCTAGTTGGAGCCGCACCAGCTGGCAGCACCAAGCCGAGTGCGAAGCCAGCGAAGTACGACGACCATCGCGCGACCGGCACCGAGTACACGGTGGGCGGCTCGCTGATGCCGAAGGTCAAGAAGCCGATCGCGGGAACGACGGCGCTGTTCGAGAACGGGGCCGACACGAAGCGGTCGACGCTGACCCGTATCGGTGCCGGCGCGGTCCTCGCGGGCCCGCTCGGCGCGGTCGGTGGTGCGCTGCTGCGCAAGAACACCTCGAAGTGCTACGTCACCATCACGTTCGCGGACGGAGACTCGGTGATCGTCGAGGGGCCAGCGAAGGACGAGAAGGAACTGCGCGAGTTCGCGGCTGGGGTGAACCGGCTCGGCTCACTCGCCTGAGACGACTCGCAGGAGCGCCTTGCCGCCCGGATCCTTCCGGGCCTGCTTCACGTCCTCCTGTTCGATGAACGCGCGCGCGGTGCGCTTGTGCGGGTAGACGATGACCCGGTGGCCGGGGCCGGCCGCGGCGCGGCGACGATTCGCCACGCGCGCGACCTCAGCCACCGCCCCCGGTGACGTCATCACCTTGTTGATGCCCCTGAGCGCGAGCCGCACTTTCACGTCGTTCTTCACGTCGTCTCCTCTGTGCTTGGAGCTGGGCCACGCTCGACTGCTGCTTCGCCCGCGCAGCTGCGGCCTTGCGGTTCATCTCGCGCACGCCCTCGGGCAGCTCGCGCGGCTTCACCTTCGACTTCGGGCCGAGATGCGGGGCGAGCGCGGCGTACCAGACGTCGTTCAGGATCTCGGCTTCGAGGGTGACCGCATCGGCCTTCCCGAGCCATTGCCCGATCGCGCCACCGCGCGGCACCAGCGCCACGCAGTCAGCGATCTCCACCGGGTCGATGCGGCCCGCGTACATGTCCGAGAGCCAGACCGAGTAGTAGCGGCGAAGATCCGCCACTACCCGATCCCGGCAGACCCGGAGGAAGTACGCGAGCGTCAGGAGTTTTTTGCGCCTGCCGCCTCGGACACCTTCTCGAGCAGCTCGCCGGCGAACTTCGCGTCGGCGAAGCCGTCCTCGTCGGTGATCGACTTGACGAACTCCTCGTACTTCTCCTCGCCGAGGAGACGGCGCAGCGCGCCGTTCATCTGCTCGCGCTCGAGGAGGTCGAGGAAGCGGATATCGCGAATCGCCTTCGGGGACACGATGTAGGTCACGCCCTCGAACTCGACGGACACCTTCTCGCTCTCCTTCGGCTTGTGGTCCTCGGGCTTGCGCGTCGACTGCTCGCGCGTGGTCGCTGCTGCCTGCTCGGAGGTGCGGCCGGCGGCGTCGGCGCGCAGGCGCTCGAGCTCGGCGCGGTCGTCGGTCGACAGCTCGGTGGTGGTTTCGGTGTTGCTCATGGTGGGCTCCTTGATGGATCGGAAAGGTGGGTGTGGCTCGGGTGGGGTGAGGGCGGCGCGGCGAGCCACATGAACCGCGCCGCCCGGTCTGGTTACGGCGTGACGGCCGCGGCCTCGAGGAAGGTCGGCTCGTTGGTGAGCCAGTACCCCTTCGAGGTCTCCGTCATGGTGAACTCGTACGCCGGGTCGTCCTCGGTGTTCGCGACGTACGAACCGCGCTCCGAGATCGAGATGCGCTCGATGCACTTCATGCGGGTGAGGTCGCCGTCCTGCAGCACGATGATCGCGGCACGCTCGACCACGGGGACACGCTTGGGCAGGTCCACGCGGGCGATCTGCGAGCCCGCGGTGCCGACGAGGGTCGGCTTGCCGTGCCCATAGTAGAGGCCGGTCGTCATCGCCGAGTCCTCGAGCGCGACGAACTTCTGCGTCTTCTTGGTCTTGGTCGGCTTCGTCTTCACGATGTCACCGCCCGGCCACGCGACGGTCTCCTTCGTCTCGACCTCGAGCGACTCCTCGACACCGCCATCGGAGATGATGCCGATGTCCTCGAAGTCGGCCGGGATCTCGAACGAGGTCGTCGGCAGGGTCGTTCCGATCGGAGCGAACCAGAGAGCGCCGCCCTCGGTGTTCCAATCGCGCATGTTGTCCACGTTGCTAGCCACGCTGGGCCTCCTTCTTGGTGGGCTCGTTCTTGGTGGCCGGGGCCGGATTTGCGGCCTCGGCGGGCTTCTCGGCGGGTGCCGGGAGAGCGCGGGCTTCGCCGCGCTTGAGGAGGTCGCGAGCCTGGGCCGGCTCCACCTCCGCGGTCTGGGCGGGCTTGTAGGCCTTCCCCGTCTTGGGGTCGGTCCACCCGTGTGCGATCACGACCTTGGTCTTGGGCATGACTCGCTCCTTCCGGTAGAAATGCGAAAGCCCCCTGGGGTCAGGGGGCTGGGGTGTCGGGATACCGGCCGCGGATCTTCGCGCGGATCGTGAACTGGTATCGGTGGCCGCGGGTCGGCTCGTCCGGGAAGTAGACCGGGCTGCCGATCGTGCGCTTGGCGGTGACGTGGCGGCCGGCGAGTTCTCGGGCGAGCAGCACGAGCCGGTGGATCTCGGCGGCGTAGGCGTCCGCCTCGGCACGGCTTGGGGCCCAGCAGCGGAACGTCATCTGCGCGTCGTCGGTCGCAAGGCCCGGCGCGCCGCCGGTGCGCTCCACCTCGATGAAGCGCGGCGGGCGATCCTGGTCGGGCACCTCGGCGTAGGCGTCGTGCCCCTCGCCGAGGAGGTACGCGATCCAGGCGGCTTCTGCGGGGTCGAACTGGTATCTATCCATCGGCCCTCCGAAGATGCACCACGGTCCCGATCTCGCCGTACCGGGGGTGCTTCCAGGCCGCGGGCTCCCCCTCGACGAGGTAGAGCTCCCCGCGCACGGTGCAGGCGTCTCCGTGTTTGAACGGCATCCCGAAGGGGCCGTACAGGGTCGGCGTCGTGACGACCGCCTCACGGCCCGGCTGGACCACTGTGGAGCTGCCGGGGTCGAAGCCGAAGATCCCGATCTGCTCGTCAGGCCCCCACCCGGTGACCGGCTTGTTGTGGGAGTCGCGGGCCCCGGTGGTCTGGGGGTGCCGGGTGACGTACTCGCTGATGCGGCGCTGCACGAGGCCCATCAGCGTGCAGCCCGGGATCCAGCGAGCAGGTTGATCTCGAACGCCCCCTGCTCGGTGACGGCCTGGAGCTTGGCGAGCTCGCCAGGTTCCAGGACCAGCTGCCCGGGGGTGTCTCCCCCGTAGGTGACGGTCTTGCCCTCAGTGAGGGGGCCGGTGCCGATGTTCTCGGACACGGACCGCTCGCCCCGGGGATTCCGGAAGACGCGGGTAACCATCGCCACGGCGACGTCGATCGCGTCGGCGAGAAGGCCAGTGCGGGGCGGCGTCTCGGCGGCTTCGGCGTCGATCCGTTCCTGCAGGTCGGGAACCTGCCGGATGATCTCACGTTCGGCCTTCCCGAGCCAGACGGTCAGCTTCGCGGTGTCGGTCGGTTCGTCGTCACCGATCCATGCATCGGTGACGTCCTTGGGTTCTGCCCAGGCCATGCGTGCTCCCTTCGGGCGGAGGTGGTGGGGTCCGGGTACCGCCCGGACCCCACCACCGGTTCACTCCGTCTCGGGAGCCTTCGGGGCCTTGTCGGAGGCAGCGATCACCGCGGCGATCTCGGCCTTCTTCGTGGCCTCGCCCAGCGCGATCTCGTGCTCCGTGGCGTAGGCCTTGAGCTCATCGACCTTCCAGTCAGCGAGGGCCTTCGTCAGGTCATAGCCGGGACCGGTCGGGACGGCTCCCCAGGCCTTCGCCTGCGGGGAGTCTTCCTCGACGGTGACGACGGCCCCGCTGAAGGGGTCGGTCACTTCGATGCGGGCCATCACGCACCTGCCTTTCCAGTCAGGCGCGCGAAGCGGTTCACGTCGCGGACGATGAAGCCGATCTCGATCTCGCAGATCACCGAGAACATGTTGTCCTGGCGTCCGGCGTGCTTGAGGCTGCCGTCCGCGTTGAAGATCGGCCCGCCGTACTCCTCGTACTTGATTCCCTCGACGGCACCCCAGTACGCGGAGCTCCAGTCGCCGCCGATGCCGAGGGTCTCGACGGTGCCCGCGCCGCCGGCGGCCTGGTAGAGCGCGCGGGCCTTGTAGACCTCGCGTCCGAGGAGCGCGCCGATCGAGCCATCCTGCTGCGGGTTCACGGTGAACAGCGGGCGGTCGTTGCCGTCCTTCTCGCCGAGCACCTTGATCTCGCCCTGCGGGGCGAGGCCCCACGCGGTGACGTCGCCGCCCGCGGTAGAGACCGCGGAGAGAGCACCGAGCAGCCCCTGGTAGACGCTGCCCGCGGCGTTGATGCTGACCGCGGGCGCAGTCTTCAGGGTGTCGAAGTCGCCTACCGGCGCTCCGATGCCGTGCAGCGCGGCGAGATCGAAGGTTCGTGCGACCGCGCCCTGCATACGAGGCTTGAGCGCGTTGAACAGAGCGACCTTGTCACGCTTGAACTCGTCCGAGAAGGACTCGGTAAGCGCGATCTTGTAGGCGCGCATCGTCTTCGAGCCGAACGTCGGCTCGACGTTGGGCTTGCGCTCGGTCTCGCCGACGAACTTCGCTTCACCGTCGCCGGTGATGATCTGGATCGTCTTGCCCTCGCCGGGCAGGTCGGTCTTCTGACCGCGCTGCATCACGAAGGACTGCTCCTGCGCTCCGGACCAGATCTCGGAGGAGATCTGCGGGGGCAGCAGGACTCCGGTGGTCGTGCGGTTGGTGTTGACACCAGCCATGGTGTTACCTCGTTTCCTTACAGGTCGAACTGCTGTCCGGCCGTCCAATTCGCGAACTGTTCGGCGGTGGACTGGTTAGCGGTGGGGCGGGTGCCCTCGCCGGGGATGACGGTGCGCTGACGGCCAGCGGACTCGCCCTTGAACTGAATGAGCGCGTCGGCCGAGGCTTCGAGCTCTTCGCGCGTGCTGCCGGTCAGCAGCTCGGCGGGAACGTGAATGCCCTTCTCCGGGTCGGACTTCTCGCGTGCGACGTCGGCCCGCATCTGGGCCGCCTTGAACCCGGCGTTCTCACGCTCAAGCTCGGCGATGCGGTCGTTGGTGCGCTGCGTGTCGGTCTTCTTCTCGTCCTCGATCTGGTCGAACTTCTCGGCCTTCGCCTTCAGCTCGTCGTAGTCGGGGAACTTGCCGCGCTCCCGAGCAATCCGGGACTGAATCCGCTTGTCGAACTCCTCCTGCGAGGTGATCGCTTCGAACTCGGTGGTCTCCGTGACCTGCTCGTTGGTGGTCTCCTCGGTGGTGGTGGTGGTGCCACCGGTGTTCTGCTGCTCACTCACGGCGAGCTCCTTTCCGTTTTCGGGCCGTACGCCCATGACCCCGAGAGCGGCTCGGGTGACCGCCGCGGCGAACCGCGGAAGATGAGGTGCCGCTACCGGAGCAGCGAGATGGGGACGAGCGCCGAAAGGTACTCGCGCCCGGACGGGGTGCGGTAATTCGTCACGCGCTCGTAGTAGGTGGGGACCGGCACGCAGTGGCAGTTGTCGTGGTAGTCGTTCGCGAGACCGCGAGCGCCACGTGCCTGGACGCCTCCACCGACGCCGCCAGAGAGGCGGGTGCCGTTCTCGTCGAAGCCAGTGCGCTCCGACCCGCGACCGACGACCGCGCCGGCCGCAGCGTCAGACCGGTAGACGGGGCCGCGCCCGGCGAGGTTGATGCACCATGCGCAGGACTTCCCCGAGCGGGCCCGAGCCGGGTCCGTGCGCCTCCCCCAGCCGACCGCAGCCACCTTCCCTGATCGGGCATCCGACCGGGCCATGAGGTCGACCGTGGATCGGGCGGGGAGCATGACCAGCCGCTGGGCTGCACCGAGCAGGCTGGTCTCGAACGCACCCCAGTCAGGGTCCTCAGCGAATAGAGCGCCGACCGCCCACCGCACCGTTCCCTCGGATTGCTTCGTCTTCGCCGGGGCGGAGAGGACTGTGCGGGCTGTGCCGGATGACGGCGGGAGGTCGCGCATGAGGTCGTAGAAGTCGGCCCCGAGGACCGCGGCGGTGTCCCCGAACGTCGTCATGAAGTCCGGGAACACCCGCAGCAGGAGGTCGCGCACGCGCTTCGGATCCGAGCCGGGGCCGAAGCTGCTCAGGAGGTCGCGGAGCTGATCCTGGGCGAGCGAGGAGATGGCAAGGGCTGCCTGCCGGAACTCTTCGATCTGGGCTGCGTTCGCCATGCCGCCGCCTTACTCCTCGGCCGGGGACTTGATCGTGATCGGCTGCCCGGGGATGAACTTCACGTCGGTCAGGCCGACCAGCTTCGCGGCGGAGTCGGCGTCAACACCGGCACGACGGAGCACGCCGAGTGCGTCGGCCTTCGCCTTCAGCACCTGCGCTTCCTGCAGGCTCGCTTCGGCCGGGTTCGTGGCCGCAACCTGATCGCTTCCGCTGGGTGCCGGGCCGTCCGCGCGCGCTGCGCGGGTGGCTTCCACGAGCTGCGCGATTCGGTCGCCTGCGCCGGCGCGCTGCAGTTCGGCCTTCAGCTGGATGATCTGGTCCTGCGTGAGTCCGGCGTAGCGGAGCCCGACGTCGGTCGACGCGAAGCCGTCGATGTTCGTCGCGAGCTTCGAGAAGGCGTCAGCGCGGCCGGAGGGGGAAACCAGCATCGGGTCGGTGAACTGGGCGCGGAGTGTGCGCATCTCTTCGGTGTTCTCGGTGAGCCCGTCGCGGAGCCGGATCGCTGCGTTCATCGCGCGTGCGGCACCGAACCCCCAGAGGTTGTTCACGTCCTTCGTGCCCGTGATGAGGGTTTCCTTCGCCGCGAAGATCGCGTCAGCGGACGACGGGTTCGCGGAGTCGGCGTAGCGGACGTCCAGATCCATCTCGTCGGCGAACTGGGTCGCGAACATGCGCAGCTGGTCGGTGTGCGGTTGCGGCGATGCGCCGGTGAAGCGGTGCAGGTCCGGGTTCTCTTCGCCGCCCACGTGGTCGACGTCGAGAGCCTTGATGCGGCCCATGAGCGCCGTCCACCGGTTCTTGCCGATGAAGCTGCGCACGTTCGAGCCGAACAGCCAGTACTCGGGGGCGGCGTAGAGCTCGGCCGAGACCTCGGAGCGGACGATGGTGCGCAGCGCGGCGTCGGCGAAGTACATCGACGCCTTCGTGATCCGGGAGTGCCCGAGCGGCCGGCGCAGTTCGTAGCCGTGCACGAGCGGGTAGGCGGGCACCTCGCCAAGCGGGTTCCGGCGCTGCGTGTACTTCCATCCCGAGCTCGTGTGCCAGAGCTCGTAGATCCATTCCCAGGTGTAGAACACCATCGCGCGCGGTTCGCCGTCCTCGGAGATCTCCGTGAGCGACAGGAAGCCCTTCAGGCTGCGCCTGCGGCGGTCCCAGATCGCGGCGCTGGTCTCGGCGTCGCGGGCGAGCATGAGGACGTCTGGCTCACCGGATGCGATATCGCCGTCGCTGACGGTGATGAAGGAGCAGCCGTGCATCGCCGAGGAGACGCAGGCTGCGGGGAACTCGGTTCGGAACTGGTTGTCGAACATGATCGCGTCGACTCCGAGCGGGTCGTCAGCGCCGTTCGTGGTCGAGAAGGCCTCGAACTGGGACCGGTTCGTGAGCGCGCGGACGCCCTTTCCGATCCATCCGAGGGCCGCGACGACGTTGCTCATTTCCGGTGGGAGCGAGATCCCGAAGTCCACCAGCGCCTGCTCGCCGTCGTGGTAGAGCGAGCGCTTGATGTTCGTCGTGAGGCGCTTCTGCCAGACGGTCAGCAGTTCGCCGAGCAGGTCGGTGTCCGGGCCGAGGTCGACCGGGGGTGTGGTGTTGAAGATCACAGGATCGTTCCTCCGTTCCCGGACGGTGCGCGGCCGGTGAGTTTCGATGTGCGGGCGACCCAGAGCGCGAAGCTGATCGCCTCAGTCGGGGTCTCGTCGCCGTCTGGAGACTTCGCAGCCCACGCCCATGCCCCGTCCTTGCCGCGCGGGAGCTTCTTAGCGTCTGCGGTGGAGGCGTCGAGGCGTTCCTGGTTCGTGCGCGGGTGGGTGACGGTTCCGGCCTTCAGCTCGTTGTCGAGCATCTGGGCCGAAGCGAACACGGTCGGGCCGTTCAGCATGAAGATGAAGTGCTCAGGCACGCCCTTCTGTCGAAGCAGCTGCTTCAGCGCCGGGGCGTTCGCGCTGCCTGCGATCGCGATGCCACGCGAGCGTCGCCAGCGCGGCACCCCGTCGTCGTTCTTCTCCGCGAACCAGGCCGCGAGGGCCTTCATGCCGTCGTCCAGCGCGCCCTCGTCAGCGTCGAGCTGCTCGAGGAACGCGACCTTCTCGTCGAGGGTGGCGGCGGCGAGCGCCATGCGGATCCCGGATGCGGAGAAGGAGATTCCGTAGGCGGGTGCGCCGTCTGGGGCTTCGTCTACTGCGGAGTCTGTCCAGAGCTTCGCGGGGATGCCGCGTGCGCTCTCGCGGTCGTCGTCCCAGATGCCGAGTCCTTCTCGGCGGAACGAGTCGTCGTTGGCGAGGTTCTTGCGGACGCGGAGAATCGACTGCTTGGGGACGCGATGCGGGAAGGACGGGTTGGCCTTGGCGACCTGTGCCCAGTCGTCGAGATCGGCGTCGGGATCCGCACCGGCTTCGACGTAGAGCATGTCGGATTCGGCAGGCTTGCCGGCGGCGCGGAGCTTCTTGATCTCGAGGGCTTCGTTCCGGCGGGTGCGGAACGCTTCCCCGTCGTCGGTGGGGCGGGGCGGGGTGCCCATCATGAGGATGAGGGGGTTCTTGGCGGCGCTCGTGGCGGGCACGATGTCGTCGAGCGCCTTGCTTCCGAGGCGCTGCACCTCGTCGAACACCACGATGTCGACACCGGCGAAGCCGAGGCCGAAGCCGTTCTCGCGAGCTCCGAACATAATCCGGGAGCCGTTCTTGAACTTGATGACCTGTTGCCCGTTGGAGAGTCGGATCTGGGCCATGTAGGGGGCGATCTTGCGCTTGCGAGCGAAGCCCTGGAGCGATTCGAACGTTTCGTCGCTGGTGCGGGATCGGTGCGCGGTCCAGAGGACGGTGAGCCGGGGGAAGATGATGCAGAGGGCGAAGATGATCGAGCCGATGGTGAACGTCTTGCCGACCTGCCGGCAGATCGAGATGATGACTCCCCCGATGCCGGCCGCGTAGAGTCCGTCTGCGCGCTTGGCAAGGATCGCGCGTCCGAGGCCGGCCTGCCACTCGTCGTGGACGACGCCCATCTTGCGGCACTGGTCCCGCACCGCGGGCCATCCGGACGAGACGATCCCGCTCGGCAGGACGAGGTGCTTCGCAATCTCGGAGAGGCGGCGCTGGGTGGGCTCAGATCGCGTCTTCGTCCCACTCTTCGTCTGGCGTGTTGGCGGCATCGTCTGCCTCCTCCTCCGCCTGCGATTCGAGCGCGGTGATCTCACGGCTGATGTCGCGCACCTGGCGCGAGATCGCGGCCGCATCGCGCGGGCCGGCCTCCTTCATGAGCTGCACGAGATGGCGGCGGTGTGCCAGGGCCTGCTCGAGCGGTGTCCCGTCCTCGTAGGCGTCGATGAGTTCCATCTGCCGGGGCTTCGGCGGGCCCGGATCCGCGGGTGGTGTCTCGTCGGGCTCGACCGCGCGCAGCACGGGAGCCGTCTTCGGCTTCTCACCGCGGCACTCAGCCGAGCAGTAGCGGCGGCGACCGTCGCCAGTGAACCGCTTCCCGCAGGTCTTGCATGTGCGCTTCGCCATGACGATCACCTCCCGGCTGTTCCCCTGGCAGATACCCGCCGCCGCGTCACCTACTCACGAAAAGGAAGCCGAGGGGTTCGATGTCCACCCCTGGCGGAAAAATCGCAGGGAGAGAAAGGCCCAATGCCGCGGGTGGTCCGCCTGGGGTGGGGGTGGGGGTGGGTACCCAGGGTGCTGGTGGTGGGGCGGTGGTCAGTAGACGCGCAGCGGGCGGGGCTTCGGGAGCGGCTGGCCGGTGTCGCCGTGGAGCTTGGCGCGGGCTTCGGCGAGGGTCATGGTGCCCTTCCACCGGTTGCACTCTCGGTGCATGAGACGGCAGTTCTTTCGGGCGTAGGGTGACCCTCCACGGCTCCGGGGTATGTCCTCGTCGACTTCCGCGCGTCTCGGGTCCGGGATGCAGCCTTGGCAGTCGGGCTTGGAGCAGCGCTTGCCGTGCTGCCCGGCAAGGTAGGTGAGGCTCTTGTCGACGGGCTTGTCGCAGAGTGCGCAGTCGCTCTCTTCGGCCTTCACACGCTTCACGACCTCGCGTCTGCGGTGCCCGTTCGCGTTGTGCTTCGGTGTTGCCATGACGGTCTACGTCTCGGGGTGAGCGTCGAACAGCCAGACGTATCGGTACTCGAGGGTGCGGCCGTCGTCCTCGTGCGTGATGAACTCGGTGACCGACTTGAAGGCCAGCAGCGGGTACCCCTCGGGTGCGGCCTCGGTGAGCGCGAGGTGTGCGGCCTTCTCGAAGGTCACCTCGTCGTGCTCGGGCTTCTGCTCTCGCAGGGTGCTGGTCGTCAGCACCGTCACCTCGGCCGGGGCCCCTTTCGAGGCGGCTGCCGCGGTGGGCTTGGAGATCACAGCTGCTCCCTCAGACCCTTGCCGACGAGCCGCGCTACGGGCTTGCCCATCTGTGGGCAGGGGGTGTCGATGAGGATGGGCACCCACAGCACGGTGAGATCCCCGCTCGCGTCGATCGGTTCGATACGGCAGCCGTCCTCGTGGATATACCAGGGGAACTTCTCGCCGTCGACCGTCAGGTACTCGCCGGGCTTCTGCTCGAACGTGGTCGCCAGCTTGGGGGCGTCCTTCCGTTCCTCGCGCACTCGCTGTGCCTGGGCGGCCTCGGTCGAGCAGGTCTCGCAGATGCTGGGCCCGCCGCATCGAGCACGGCTCTTCGGGGCTGCGGTGCCCTTCGTGACGCCGGGGATCGCGTGGCCGTGGCTGGTCCACGGTCCGCTGAAGACGAAGCGCTCGTTGGTCATAGTGATCTCGGTCATGGCTTCTCCCTCTGGAATCCGAGCTGAATGTCCGGGATCCGGCGTTCGCCGTCGTCCCTCGTCTCGCGGAAGGCTGTCTCCACGAGGGTGTCGCTCCCGGGCGGCGGCGTCTCACCGGACTCCTGCCCACGCTCATCGAGCCATCGGCCCGCGAGACGGTACGCGAGGATCAGCGCGACGATCGCGACGAGTGCCCAGTCGGCCATGAATCCTCCTGCGGCGAGCGCGTGCGCCTTCTGTGAAGGCGAGTAGGTAGCCCCGCTCGGCTCGCTGTTGGTCCGTGTGGCGGTTGGTGATCGAGTGGCGGGGCTGGTCTAGGGGCTGGGGCGGGCAGGAGTTGAACCTGCAGTACCGGGCGACTCTCGCCCCAGCCGTGCACGTGCGTCGCCGTCGTTCCCCACCGAGGATTCGAACCTCGATTACCGGGACCAGAGCCCGGTGTCCTGCCGTTGGACGAGCGAGGAGCGCTCGTGCGGGGCCACCAGATGTTCTGCGAAGCCCCGCACGAGCAGTGCAGGTGACGCCAGGACGTCACCAGATACGGTTCGACCGCTCGGGTCGTCCGTTGTTGCGTGATGCGGCCGTGCACTGCCGCTTTACCCCGAGATGGTCTACCCCCAGCCCGCCTTGCGGGCCTCTGGTTATCCCAGAGAGCGGGCGGATCCCGTCACGTGCGGGAAGTCCGGGTACGCGAAAGGCCCCGAGTGCCGAAGCTCCCGGGGCCGTTCCTGGCGATCTAGACAGATCACCTCCGTGGTTCAACCGTAGCACGGATCGAAGGTGTGTGCGAAATGCATCTTCGAGAATGTCGGAGGTGTGTACTACGGGAGGTCAGCGAGCGCCGTGGCGAGTGCTTCGAGGTCGACGGTGAGTCCCGCGCCGATCGCGAGCGCCTGGAGCTCAGCTGGCCCGGTCCAGGTGGTCTCGCAGCCGTGGCACATCGCCATCGGGGTGCGGCCCGGCTTGACCAGCATCCGAACCGCCGCTGCGCGCGTCACGGGCGACTTCGCGTCGGGCTCGTCCTCCCCGTCGCCAACGGTCAGCACGTAGCGCTCGCCGCAGGCCGGGCACGCAGCGAGCAGCTCCTTCTCGTGGGGCGGGTCCAGGAAGTCCTCGATCTGCTCGACCGCTTCGGCGAACATGCCCAGCAGACGCTCGCCTTCCGCTTCGTCCAGCCGCCTGCCCGCGATCTCGGCGCGGATGGTTCTCAGGAGGGCGGGCACGAGTTCGATCAGGTCGCCCTTGGATTCCTGGTTGAAGTGGTCGAGCCAGCCCCGCACGCGGCCGTCGATGGTCTCGTACTCGGCGATCGCTCTGTAGTTGATGAGGGAGCCGGTGCCGCTTGCCGACGAGCCGCCGGTCCCCACCGACGAGTAGCGTGCGTCCCTCAGCTGCTCGAGCAGTGGTGAACATTCGAAGGTGCGGTCTTCGAGCCAGACGACATGCACCTCGGTGAGGCGCACCACAGCGTAGTCCGGGTCAGTCATTCGTGCTCCTGTTCTGCGGCGAGCGCTCGCGCCGTCGCGATCTGAAGGTGTAGATGAGGGCGAGCGACGGCGAGCGGAACACCGAGCCCACCTTCGGGCGGATGCCAAGCCAGTAGACGAAGCGGCGCAACGGGTTGATCCCGAGCCACCGGCGGATCCGTGCAGCACGGCCGAGTGGACGAGGCGGGGTGGTCGAGACCATGTAGTGCAGGTGCGCTGCAACCTCGGGGTCTACGGTCATCTCGACCACGAAGGGGAACTCGGGCGGATCCCATTGCTCCTCCGCTCGAGGCGCGAACTCGACAGCGGTCACGGGAGTGAGCGGCACGGTGAACCCTGCCGGCGCGTGGAAGACCCTCGTATGCTCCCCTGCGGTCGGCCGACCACCGAGGCGATCGAGCAGTTCGTCCAGCTCCCGGTGCGCACGGCGCGTGAAGTAGTCCGCCACCGCCTCGACCTGCGCGACCGGATCCCGTCGATGCGTCATCCGAATGAGCCCCAACTGGTGGCGCTCACTCTCGAGGTAGCTGCGCTTTCGGGCCAGATCAACCTCGAGCCGGTAGGCCGCCATCTTCAGCTCGGCGAGGTCCACCCTCGCCACGGCCGCAGCGATCTTCGCGAAGGCCTCCGACAGCGGGCCGATCGCGATCGCGCACGCCCGCGAGGCCTCAGCGAGCGCGAACCCGAGCTGCTCCATCTGCCACGGTGTCAGCTGCGGGATCTGACCGTTCAGACCCCCGCTTGACCGTCGCTCCCGCCTCCGAGCACCGCGCACCTTCATCCGCGGGAAGAACTCACGGGTGCGCGGCAGCTGCCCCCGGCTCATCGGTCGCTCCCGCTGAGCACCCAACCGACCAGGACGCAGACCCCGCAGATGGATGCAGCCGTGATGATGGTGGTCGCCATCAAGAGCCCCAGGCCGGCGAGACCAGCCTGCCATCCTGCCGGAATGCCCTCGAAGCCGAGGAAGAACCCCAGAAGGAAACCGAAGGCAGCCCAGGCAACAACGCCGAACGAGATCGCGACAGTTGCGCGCGCTCGGCGGCTCCGCGGACGGTTCATCGCCATCCCTCATCGAGCATGTCGCGCAGCTTCACAGCGAGGCATCCAGCGTGGAAGCGGTAGCACCCGTCGTAGTGGGTGCCAATCTGCCCAGCATGTGCCTCGATCACCTCAGCGAGAACTTCGACCGCGGCGTGCTCCCCCCGCGTCGCGTCGGGCTCGTAGATCGCAGCGAACACGTCGGCCTCCATCGGGAAGATCACGCCCTGTGCGTTGCGCACCACGTAGTCGCCGGGCTTGGCCTTCATCTCGCCCCACGGCGTCATGATGACCATGAAGCCGTCCGCGGGGTCGATGGTGACGCCGGACTCCGGGACCGGGGCGGGGTTGTACCGGTCGCGCACGGCCTCGTGGTCGTAGCTGCCGGCGGTGTTGCTCTCGATCCACAGGTAGATCCGGTGGAGCTCGCTGTCGCTGCCGACGAGCTGGATCGCTTCGACGTCGTACGGGCGGGCGGTGTAGGTGCTCTGGTCAGCGGTCATGGTCGGTTCCTTCCTCTGCGGCGAGCGCGGCGCTCGCCGGTGTGGTGCTGTTCGTTGCGGGGTGCTGCTGGTCGACCACTCGTGCGGCTCGGATGCCGTCGCACCAGAAGTCCAGCCACCATGCGTGAGCGATCGCCACACAGCGGAGGCGGTGGACCCCTTCACGCGCCCAGCCGGTGCTCTGCGAGAGAACCCAGCGGCGCACTTCAACTCGGTACCTGCAGCGCAGCGCGCGACGAGCTCGGCGGTCGCGGATCCATTCGGCCCGGTTGTAGACGACGGCCTCGGTCGGCAGGTCCTTCATCGCAGCAGCCCTTCTACCTCGGCGACGCGCTGCTGCACGACCGCCTCAGCCTTCTCTCGGACAGCCGCCAGGCCATCGAGGAGCGTGGTCTGCTCGAAGTCCGTCAGCAGCGCCCCGGCGTGCGAGAGTGCGAGGATGCTGAAGAACACTCGCTGGATGCGCCCTTCCTCGATCGCCTTCCGCAGCGCGTCGATCGCCTTCAGGCCTTCCTCGGCCTCCCGCTGCCGCTCCTGCGCTGCGGCGAGCGCCTGCAGCTTCACGCTCAT